CCCAAGGTGATACAGGACCCCAAGGCGATACAGGACCCCAAGGCGATACAGGACCCCAAGGCGATACAGGACCCCAAGGCGATACAGGACCCCAAGGCGATACAGGACCCCAAGGTGATACAGGACCCCAAGGTGATACAGGACCCCAAGGCGAACAAGGCGAACAAGGCGAACAAGGCGAACAAGGTGCGCAAGGCGACCAAGGTGTACAAGGTAATACAGGCGCTACAGGTGCGCAGGGTTTAATTGGATTTACTGGAGCTACTGGAACTACAGGTGCTCAAGGAGCTCAAGGCGGAATGACTGGTTATACTGGAAATACAGGTTCCACTGGAAATACGGGTTCTACTGGAAATAAAGGTTCTACCGGAAATACAGGTTCTACGGGCGCACAAGGCTTAATTGGAGCTACTGGAAAAACTGGAGCTACAGGAGCTAAAGGAGATCAAGGTTTAATTGGAGCAACAGGAATGACTGGAGTTACAGGTCCGCAAGGAGCTCAGGGTGGAATGACTGGTTATACAGGAGCTCAAGGCGTTATAGGTGCGCAAGGTTCTAGAGGACCTACAGGAGGAATTGGATTTACTGGAGCTACTGGAAACACTGGATCGACTGGAAATACCGGCCCGCAAGGTTCTAGAGGACCTACAGGAGGAATCGGAATTGGGGCTACAGGAGTCGCTGGTACTACTGGTAATACTGGAAGTACTGGTGCTACTGGAAGAACTGGTGCTACTGGCGCTACTGGAAATACTGGTTCAACTGGCGCTCAAGGAGCAACAGGAGCTACAGGAGCAACAGGAGCTACAGGAGTGACTGGAGCTACTGGAAAAACTGGCGCTACTGGTGCTACTGGCGCTACTGGAAATACTGGTGCTACTGGCGCTACTGGAAATACTGGTTCAACTGGAAAAACTGGCGCTACTGGTGCTACTGGCGCTCAAGGTTTAATTGGTGCTACAGGAGTGACTGGAGCTACTGGTGCTGCTGGAAATAGAGGACCAACTGGAAATACTGGTTCTACAGGAGCGCAAGGTTTAATAGGAAACACGGGATCTACAGGATCTACAGGAGCTCAAGGTAATACTGGACTTGTCGGCGATAGAGGACCAACTGGTGAGACAGGCCGGCCTGGAGCGCCTGGAGTTCCAGTAGTATATCCTATTATTCCTTTTACAACAGACACTACAGTAAATTCTTGGCAAACACTAGATATTAATGTGACAGGAGAAACTATAGCTTATATACAAAAAACTGGTAATATTGGTTCCTACTTAAGTATTCCAATTTCAGCTACCGGTACTTCACCTGTTTTACCCGGAGGATCCGTAAATGTTAATTATTTACTTACAACAAGAATTACAAGAAATCAAATTCAAGTACAAAATATTGGTAGTCAACCAATAACGTTTTATGCAAATAAATCTTACAATTTATATTTAAGTGGGCCAATTGGACCTACAGGGCCAGGAACTGCTGTTATCGCAAAAGGAGTAACATCTGGATTGCAATATTACCCTGTTATGGTTACTAGTAGTTCGTCGCAACAAGTTGCGTATTCAACTGCACTAAGTTATAATTCGACTACAGGCGGATTAGTTACTACATCAGATGCCACTATCAACGCAATAAATATAGGTCTTGGAGGAAATAATAAAGCATTTAATACATCGTTAGGCCAAACAGCACTAGCTAGTAATACAACAGGAAATTATAATACTGCAGTTGGTAATAGTTCATTATTATTAAACACTGAAGGGACTTATAATACTGGAATTGGTTACTACTCGGGGACTACAGGCCCCGGACTTACAGGAGGAAGTTATAATACTTTTCTAGGCGCAGTTTCTGGAAGTACTGGTAGTGGTAATAGACTTCCGTATACTAATTCTACCGCAATTGGTTACGGAGCTCTTATTTTTAATTCAAACCAAATTGTCTTAGGAAATAGTTCTATAGCAACTTTAAATTGTGCAGTTCAAACAATAAGTGGTATTAGTGATTTGCGCGATAAAAAAAATATAAAACCAATTCCTCAAGGTCTGACTTTTATAAATGACCTGAATCCTGTAAAGTTTACTTGGAATATGAGAGACGGAGGGAAAGTAGACATAGATGAATTTGGATTTATAGCACAAGATTTGAAAGTAACGCAGGAAAAATTAGGGGTTCTTCCAAATTTAGTCAATATTAGCAATCCAGATAGTTTAATGGTTTCACAAGGAACATTAATTCCAGTTATGGTAAAAGCAATACAAGAATTAAGCAAACAAATTGACTTGTTAACAAAGAAAAATCAAGACTTACAAGCTCAAATTACTTATATTTTAAACAAGCTGTCAGTTGCATAAATCAAAAAATTGATTCCAAATATAAAAAATAACTTTTATTTTATATTTGAATTTGAATGACAAAAGCGACTCTACACTCCGTTTTATCAAGATATAACGCTCATCCGAGAGACTATAATATTAAATTCGAGGAAACAGGACATAAGTATACCATACTCACCGACCCCGAAACTACGTACACGTCTGTTACCACATGGAACCATTCACATTTCCCCCACTTTGACGCAGATAAAGTTATACAAAATATGATGCGTGGGAGAAATTGGAACCCACAAAATAAGTACTGGGGGCTTAGTTCAGAGCAAATCAAAGAACAATGGTCTAATAATGGGCAGTCGGTGTCTGGTGCTGGAACTGATATGCATTTTGAAATTGAGTGTTTTATGAATAATCCAAACTTACAATACCCGTATACTCATTCCATCTTACATAAAAATTACCTAGAAAACACATCACACCAAGACCATACCAAAGAATGGAAATATTTTATTGATTATGTTCGAGAGTTTCCAGATTATACGCCATATAGGACAGAATGGACTATCTACGATGAAGAATTAAAACTAGCTGGTTCTATTGATATGGTATATGAAAAACCAGATACAACACTTGCTATTTACGATTGGAAACGTTCGAAAAATATTAGCGCAGTAAATAAGTATAATGAATATGCTACTACTGAATGCATTAGTCAGTATCCTAATTCAAACTTCTGGCACTACTCACTTCAACTCAATACATATAAAGCCATTATTGAATCAAAGTATGGTAAAAAAGTCACGGAGCTTTGCCTAGTTAGATTACATCCAGATGCAGAGGAAAACGCGTACGAACTCATACCTGTTCCTGATATGCAAAGTTCAGTCAAAGAACTATTTAATCTAAGAAAAACTAGCGCTGTTTCCTGCTAAATATAACTCGTAAAACACATTTAAAAATTATACTTTATAGTGTATTATATAGAGCTATGGACTTTCAAACAAATATATTACTATTTTCTTTTTTGTATTTATCTTATTTCTATCTGAATAAAAAAGAGGTAAAAATACTCTTGCATAACGCACATTACTATATAGATAAATTTTTAAGGCGAGGTGATCCAGAACCTGATATTTTTTCAGAATTTGAAAACGATACAAATCCAGATAACACAGACACAAATGAAAATGCAAATAAAAAACCAACCAAATTTGAAGATAAATACTTGGACGAATATCGAAATTTACCAGATATTGAACTTGCAACAGATCGCCTTGATTCGCTTAAAAATAATATTATTATGGAAAATACTCCATTAGGTAATGTAGTTATGCATTATGATAGTAAAAAAGAAACATTTGTTTTTTATAGTGACTTGACTATTCCATATAGATATTTGGAAGTGGTTGGTAGAAAATACGCAATAACATATAATTGCAAAAAGCTTTATGTTGATATGAATGAAGAGCTGAAACTTGCCGAAGAGAAAAAGCAGAAAAAGCTAGACCAAACTCAAAAAAGTAAATTTGAAAACGCAAGTGCAAGTACAAGTAAAGGCGAAAATACGCCAGTTAAAAAAGATGTATTTGCAAAATTCAAAACATATAATAATAACACAACTAAAGATATTGCTGCAGCACCTTCCAAGAATACAGGGTCTGTATCTAAAAAGGAAAATGAAAATATGTTATTGAAGGAGAACGCAAACAAATACAGGTATGAAGGAAAAATTATAAATTTTAATTTTTTGCAACCGATAAACAAGAAAATTGTTGATAAAAGGCTAGCTATGTCCTGGGCGGAGTTTAAAAAAACGCAATCCTAAAACAACGGCGTTACCATAAAATATGGCGACTCAAATTATTTGCAGAATAGGGATTCTTTGCCCAGTCGCCTCTCATAAATTTTGTCCTTGTTAAATAATTTTTACGACGCGCTTTATCGTGATGTTTCGTATAGTCTTCATATCCCATTTGCCCAAAATTTACCCATTTATCATTTTTTTTATCATAAATTACATACTTTTTTTCGGATTTTGTAGCGGGATAAAGTCTTGCAGTTTTTCCTAAATATTTATACGCTTGTTTTTGCGCAGTGCTAGGGGTTGAATATAAATAAATCCTTTTTGGAAAACTTTTTTTCAATGTTTTGTTTCGCCTCGACATTTAAAATAAGGATATATTTTAGTTGTAAGCTAAATAAAAGCGGGTCAAAATCAACTATTTAAATTAATAAAAAATAAAACCTTTTATTAATATAGTAATGTATTCAAGTAAAAAACAACAACATAATAAAAAACGTACAACAAGAAAATTTAAAGGTGGGCAGGTCTCCAATGAGATTAAAGCAACGCATCCCGGCCTAATTGGTCCCGCAATGAATTTTATAAGCAATACAACTAGTACGCTAGCTTCAAATGCTATTTCAAGGGCCAATAATTTATTGGGTTTTGATATTACAAATAAAAGTAGTATAAATGACGAGTTTAAAAAAGCAACCGAAATTCTTTCTGACGCCCAAATGAGAGAAAATATTAAAAATGTTATAAGCGAAGGCGCGCAAACACTAGCAATTGGGTTAGAAGCGGCAAAACCAGCAATCAATCAGTTTGTTGAAACTACTACAGAAGCAGTAGAAAAATCAGCATCTAAAATAGGTAAAGCAGGCGTCAGTATTGCATTAAACACTTTAGAAGAAATTCCTGTGGCAGGGATTGTAGTTGGTACTATACGCTCATTAGATAAAGCCGCGCAGGCTGCCCAATCTGTATTTAATGCGGGATCAGAAATAATAACTGCATCAGGCGATGCAGCCAACCAAATTGCAAAGAATATTGAAAATGCTTCGCATTTGAATATGCTTCCGCAAATTCCTAACCAAATACCCAATATTTCAAATCAAATGCCCAATATTGCAAATCAAATACCAAATATTTCAAATCAAATGCCCAATATTGCAAATCAATTTCAAAATATAACAAGTAAAATACCTGATATACAGAAACAAATGCAGAATAAGTTGAGAGAAAAAACTAACATATTAAATAAAGTAGGCGGCTCAATAGCAGAGTTTCACGATTCCACTTTGAATCCAGATAGATTTTTAATAAAAAATGGAGGAAAAACTAGGCGCAATAATAAAAAGAAAATACAAAAATATATGACAAGACGTGCATAATTTTATTCATTTTTTCTGACTATTTTTTCTGCCCATTCTTTATACCCATTACTTTTTAATATATTAAAAGATGAACCCAAGTGTTCGTATGCAATTAAATATGCTGCTCTTTGCAGGTCGTTCATTTCTGATAAATAAGTATATATGTTTTTTTGAAGTTCTTGAGATTTACTATAAACGTTATCTGGAAGGGGTAGATTTAAACCTGTAAAGTCCATTATTATGTAATGCACTATATATGTCTATTACATAAAATCAATTTTTTATTTTTTACAATAATAAAAGAAAATTGAATTCAATAATAATTCTCATAAGTAATACAAACTGCAATATAGCGGCTCGAATGCCTTCAAATGATGCAAGAAGAAGTGACACTGCTTTTGATCCTAATTTTAATTCTGATTCTAATTTGGATTATACCAGAGGAACTGATTTTGATCCTAATTTTAATCCCGATTCTCGTTTGGATTATACCAGAGGAACTGATGCAAATACTGGCGCATCCTTATCCTCATCGGTATATGATCATGATAAATTAATCTTTCGCTACAAGTTTAGTCAACTTTTTATGGATAATTTATATGAATTTTCAAAAATTCATGAGCATGATGATAGAAATACTTTCAAAGAAGCATGGGAAGAATGGCTTGAAGAAAATGATGAAATAGTCTCTGACGAAATAACTCGCCTCGAAGCACTAGGTTATACTGGAGATATTTTGACAAAAATGTTCAAGAGCAGCCGATATTATTTTAGGAAAAAGACGGCTGAAAAAAAGGCACCAAAGCAGCGGCGTACCTATGTCAGCGTGAGTCAAGAATTGATTGACTCCATGGACGAATTTATTTCAACTTCAGTTTCTGTAAGACCTGCCACTAGTTTTGTCGATTTTTGCAACAAAAATACGAGTCTTTTACAAGAAGAGGTAAAGTGTCTTTACAACAAAGGCCTCAAAGATACAAATGAAATTCGAGATAAAATTAAAAAAACGTATAAGAATCGTTACTTTACTAAAATGAATGCAATCTTATAAAGATAGTTTTATCCACCGGGAGCCTAGATTAAAAATGTTAATTTTTGATAAATAAATGTTGTTATTGCAAATGGTAAGGGTTTTTCTTTCCCGAAGGGCAGGAGGGGCGAGCGGGGAACCTGGGTTCCCCGCTAAATCTTATAAAGATAAATGCAACTTAAAAAATATTTTGCACTTTTAATAAAGATTTAATCAAAAATGATAGTTGAAAAAAAGACAATAAGGCGTTTTCAAGAATGCGAAAATGAAATTAATATTTGCGAAAAAATAAAAAAAATACCCTATTTTTTTCTTTATTTCAACCCAATTATAAATTATAAATTATTGCAAGTATCAAATATTGACGTTCACTCTTTAGAAAATTCTGATGCATTAAATAATAATAATTATGTACTTCTCTCTAAAAAATCTTTTCCCTACCTATCTTTTAAGGCATTTTTCGATGGTTTAACAAAAACAAAAGAAAAAGTCGCCAGGTTATTTTATTCATACACTTATTTATTAAAAGCCATTCATGAATTAAATATGAATAGCATCGTTTATTTTAATATTACGTCCGAAAAAATAGGATTTAATGAAAAAAAACAGCCTATTCTTCAAAACTTTTCGGAAAGTTTCAACTATAACGGCTTTAAAGCTAAAATTTTACCCAGTGTTTACTCTTTACCACTTGAAGTACATATAATTTCTTTTTTGCAAGATCCAGACTTTGAGAGAAAGAGTATTTCTCAGACAAATATTGAAGATATTTGTAAAAACTTTATTATAAAAAACCAAGCACTAAAAGGATTTTCGCAGGAATTTATAAAAGAATTTTACAAAAAATGTGTTAGGTATGTATTATCGTTATCTATAGTTAACGAGCCAAGAGAGAAAATAGTATCACACATGATGAACTTTTCAAACACATGGGATAATTATAGTTTAAGCGCTTTATTTTTACCTATTATAACAAAAATTCGAGAAGAGATGGGAATGCAGAATAAATTTTTTGATAAGTTTACGGAACTACTTCTTTTGAACATGGACCCAGACCCAAAGAAACGGATTGCTCCTATAGAAACAATCAATGCATTTGAAAGTCTTTTTGATGAATCTGATATTTGGTAGTAAAATGTCTAGCGGTTTAAATGTATTTATTTTATAAAGTATACTTTATGGAAGTAGTTAGCAAACGATATTATTGTTATATTTTAGGGCAAGTTGACGCACCTCCCGGAAAAGGACAAACTTATAACGGGTATACAGTTAACTTAGTACGCCGTTTACGACAACACAATGGCGAAATAAAAGGCGGGGCATTTGCTACTAGAGATAAAGGACCATGGGAGTTCATAGCAGTTTTTACTTCAAAAGAATGGACTCAAATAAGAGCAATGCAAGTTGAATGGTTATGTAGATATCCAACACGTAAAAAACCAAGGCCTACAATTTACGCAGGCGCTCAAGGAAGAATATCAAGTTTAATTGAAATTTGTAATCGAATAGAAGAACCAGTAGATTTATATGTAATAGATAAATATTTTGACGACGTTACTACATTAAATTTACCAGAACATGTCACTTTATGCAAAGTAATGGATGAGATATTTTAATTTGTTAATGGTTTAAAAATAACCTATAATTATGTTATAGTAATGAGGTTTGCGCTTATTTTTTTATTTAGTATAACGTCTGTTTCAATGGGAATGGGAAGTTTAAAAGGAAGCAGCATTCATTATTCTATTAATAGCGCTCACTCCATAAAGTCATATAGTTTTCCATATAGTTCCCCGCATAGTTCCTCATATAGTTCACCGCATAGTTCCTCATATAGTTCACCGCATAGTTCCTCATATAGAAGTAGTTATAGATCGCACTATAAAAATAGTATGCATTACGGGTCTACGTCTAGTTTTGGTTCTGGATATAAAAATAGTATAAGAACCAAATCGACGCATTTTAATTTTCCAACAATGTATCCGACGGAAATTATACCACCTACAATTAAAGCGCCTAAGCCAACGTATAGCCCAACTACTTCATTAAGTATACCAAAAATTCCAATTTTTTTTAATCTTAAGCACTATGGTTCGGGGCAAGTTAGTGATTCTTCTATTGTTGTTTTAACAAAAGCAATTTCAAAAGTAACCGAGTTATCAAAGACTTCGCTAAAAAATATGCATTTTAACATTGATGAACGGCTTTTAAGTCAAGCACAGGAAAGAGCAAATTCTTCTTTTATTTTGACTTACTCAATTATAACAACGTCTTTCAATGGACTAACAAAAAAAGAGACATATGATAAAATTGTAGACTCTTTAAAAAAATCTGTTCAAACAAAGAAAATTAATATAGAAATCAGTAAAGTTGAAAAGGCTATGAATCTATTAAATTTGTCATTGAAAATTTTCTCGGTAAATGCGTCGGAATACATACTTTTATCATTACCCATAACTCCAACATCGCCTCCAACAACTATTTATATGCAAAATTCATTTTCTAATAATGTGCAAAATCCAAGAAAAGAAACTACTATTCTATTGGCTGTTACTTTTGCTTTTATTATACTTTTTGTTGGATTTTTTATAGTAAAGAACAAAAAAAATAGGCGCATTTCAAATGCAAATGAGAACAAAGTTCAAATGGTGGACGTTATTCCAAACCCAATTTCAAGTTAATAACATAAAAATTAAAAATAAAATCATTTTATTTAGCGTTATCCGCAGGGAGCCTGGGTTAAAAAGGTTAATTTTCAATAAATAAAAGTTGTTATTGAAAATGATAAGGGTCTTTTGGGCAGGAGGGGGCGAGCGGGTGGCAACGTAGTTAAACCTGGGTTCCCCCGCTAGATTTTTTAAGGCGCGTTACCATCTTCAGGGAAGTTGGCAGGCATTAACGGATGTTTTGTGCTGCTTCCGCCTCTACGTCTTCTAGAACGCCCGCCACGGGTCTTTCTTGTTTTGCATGTTTTTCTACATTTCTTCATACAGGCCTTTTTAGCAGAACGGCGTCCTTTGCTAGGTTTGGGGGCAGGGCCGGCTACAGGTCCAGAACTTCCCATTTCACTTTTTCTAGCACTTGCATCGCTTAACGCATTCTTGAATTGGTACTTGGGGTTACTTTTTTTACCTTCTTGGTAAATTTTTTGAACGAATTTGTTCCACTCACTCAACATTGTATATATATTTATCAAGATAAAAAATTATGCGAAAGATATTGATTGGTTTATTCTAAATAAATAACGCAGTCCCCAATTTATAACCTGGGGTTCCCTCTATTCTTCGTCAGAAGAGCAATCTTCCTCTTCGATCCACTCCATATATTCTTCAACTTTATAGACTTTTTCATATGCGCCTTCGCCAAATAGTTCGTCATAGTCGTTCTTGTAGATGTTCCACACATGAGCCATGTTATTTATAGTATTAAACGCCGACAAGTTGAACGACTCAATGTATTCGTCCCCATTGTATTTCCTTATAATATTTCCATTTTCTAACGATAGTTCGGACCACCCTTTCTTAAGCTTTCTTCCGATGTCATTGATTACCGGTTGTTCGGTAAGTAAAACCGATTTGAAATCAAACACTCCCTTAGTATCTGGTTGAATAGTTTGATTAAATGTTAGTTCGGGGAACTCATCATCATTCATAATGAACTTTTGGGGGCGTTTCTCAGTAAACTTAGAAATAGAATAGTTATTATTTTGACGTCTATTCTTATACGACATTTCCTATGTTTGGTTACTATTATAAATCAAGAATATGGGCGATTCAATTTTTTTTGATAACTTCAGCAAAATAAGTATTTAAAGATTAGTGTATACTTATTATTATCTCCTAACAGCAATAATATTCTAGGGTAAACGGCACGATTTTTCCACGTAGCTCAAATATCTTATATATATTTACAGGAGATAGCATTTTATATTTTCACCCTCTCTCCCCCTCTCTCTTCCTTTCTTTCCTTTTAGATAAATGCAAACAAAAACATGTAGTTCTTTTTTATTTAAAATAAAAAAGAAATGTATATTTTTCATAATAAGTTCAGCAGTATCCACCAGGAAAATTATAAATGTTTTTCATCCAGAATTCCTATTACAGAAAAAGGTAAGGAACTGGAATACCCCGAATGGGGCGGGAGGGGGTAAGGGGGAACCGGGGGTTCCCCCTAAATAAGTTAAGCGAAGAGTGCGCTTAAATTTCATCTATCCAAACTTGCTCATCATCGTCGCCATCATCTGCGTCTAATGTAATTTTACTATTTTCACTTTTTTCCAAAGTTTGCATGATTCGATCGTATTCGTCCGTATTAGAGTTTGTAAATTCTAAGTATTCATCATTTGTAAGCGCTGCCTTATCAGTATCCATATTAACAAAGAGCTTCCAGTTTGCATTGACATTCTTTTTAAGTCTTTCTATATCAAAGTCAGAATAAACTTCAAGTAAATCACATTTTTGTTTTTCATCTGGCTTTATTGACTCCCAATCTCTTTTCCCAACTAGAACCCAAGATCCGACATGTATAGTATTATCTCGCTTGCCTCTTCCACGAAATTTACCACGAATTATGCACAAACGGGTAATATTATCAATGCATAATGCATCGCACATCCCATTGCCGTACATTTTTGTTATCTGTGCATAAATTTCTCCATCTTCTTCAACTACCCTCAGTTTACTAGACTGCTTCATAGTTGACTCAGAGTTTACAAACTTACGCCCTTGGCTTTTATGACCGCTCCCGCCTTTTACGTTCTTGACCATACTTACGAATATATTTATTGATAATATAATTTTTAATTTGTTAATCAATTTTTTTTTCTATTATAAAAATGCAAATTCTTTATTGGTTTAAATATATAAAAATATATTTATTCATTCTATATATGTCAAAAGAATCAAACTTTGATTTGGATGTTGATAATTATAGTATAAATGATCTCAAAAAATTTTTCAAATTATCTGATAATGAAACACCTGCAAATATGAAAAAAAAAATAGATGAAATTTCAAACAAGTTATTGTTTTCAGATAACTTGAAATATGATAATAGTACAAAAAAAGAAATATTTGCATTTGTAAATAAAGCTAAGGATTTAATTATTACGCACCAATCAAAAAAGATAACTAATATGGTTTCTAAAGAACCACACTTTGTTCAAGCAATCAATTCTTATCCAGAAAATCATGTAAATCAAGCTGAGTTTAACTATAAAACTAAATTAATTGTCCTTAATTCAATTTATAGCGATACAGGATTAAGTAGTTCGGCGGTAAATAGTTATACGTTTACATTACCAGAAACTATAAAAAATGTGGTTGGTTTAACTTTAGCAGCTTTACAATATCCAAATGTTGAACTTGCATTTTCTGACTATAAAGGTAATAATCTCATGTTTTTACAAGAAAATTACACTAATACACCTGATATTAACTCAAACCCAACAACTTCAGAAGAAGATGGAAAAAGTGCCACAATAAGGTTACCGCCTGGCACTTATAGTGTTGAAAATTTTCCAGCGGCGTTACAAAAAAATATAAACCTGGCGCTTGGTTATCCAATAAATGGAACGGATAGTCCGACCACTTCAATCTTTACGTTACCTCGCTATTATGTTAGCATAAATCCAAATTCTCAACAAACAACAATAACAAATAATTTAGACCCAGAAAATACAATTTACCCAGAAGCGCTAGCTTATAGTAAAACTTTTAATGGTAATAATAATTTTTTTGCAAACTTTACAATGGTTTTCGATAAACCAACCTGGACATCGAATTCTTCCAATGTTTGCGCTGTTGGAAGCCAAAATAATCCGCCAGACCCTAATTTTAAAACTCTTATGGAAGGCTATGAAAATAATAATTTACAATATCGTAGTTTAGGATATCAAATGGGGTTTCGAAACATAGTTAATACTGGAAAAATTTCTTATACAAGCGTGTCTATTTATAATAGTAATATTATAAACTATGTATATTTTTCACTAGAAGATTATATTACAACTAGGATAGATGAAGTTAATGGCATTTTTTTCAATAGTATATTTGATAAAAATATATTAGCATTAGTTCCAATAACTGCGCAACCATTTTCTTCCAACTTGGATAGTGGTGCAAATTTTATCTTTAAAACAAGAAATTATAGTGGACCTGTTAATCTTCAAAAAATATCTGTTACATTTTATAATCCTAATGGTTTTATTACGCAATTGAATGGAACGCCATTTGCGTTTGCCCTAGAGCTTAAAATAGCTTATGAGAACCCTGCTGTAAAAGATTGGTCTACTAAGGGGTTGGACGTTGGTTTCTCCGAGCAGTCAATTTAATAAGTTTGATTATGTATTGTATTTTATAAATAATATATAATCATGGATCTAGACGAAACCTGGATCAAAGATTTTGAGATGGATGATAAAAATTATGAAACTTTTTATTCTGAAGATATTTACTATTTAAAATTACATTATATTTATATTGATAAACTAAGTAATATAGAAAAAATCAAGGAGGATAAAATTTTTTTAAAAGAGCCAAATTATCTTTCTAGGGAAGAACTATTGGGTATTCTTAAAACACATTCTTTCCAAAATAACATAAAATATTCAGTAATGACTATTTTAAAATATAACATAGACATAGAACCACTGGATTTAAAATATTTTTTGAAAGATAATAAATTTTCTTTTTTAACTTCCATTAAAAATATTGATTCCATATCTTTTAAAAAGTCGATATCTATGTTTCAAGATTTAAACAATATTTTTATTATATTTTACGAAAAAGATAAAACCCACATGATAACAAGAGAAAATATGACTAAAAAAATTTTTCTTTCTAATGGTCACAAGAAAACGCTTAAAAAAACAACTTAGAAAAATATATTGAAATTAAGGTAACCATGTCAGCATCTCTTGCCGCAGTCGACAAGCATACACCTATACAGGTTGGAGAAAATGGTCATCAAGAATATACGTGGGCTAGTGATGTTCGAGAAAGAGTTTTACAACTTAGTTTCCAACTTACGCGTACGTCTGATGTAAGTGGTATTGAAGAGCAACTGCGCACTCTTTTAATTGCACTTAGTAGACCAAATTCTATTGTCGCAGAGTCGGTATGTAAGGAATTATTGATTGTACTTTATAAAATGATTGGTCATACACGTGACATTGTTGATGGTAAGGGAGAGTGCACTCTTACATATATGATGATTTTTACATGGTATGAATTTTATCCTGAGTTAGCAAAGTATGCATTGCTTTCTTGCGTTTTATCTGAAATGGTGGACAATGTAACTAAAAAGGAACACCCATATGGTTCATGGAAAGATATCAAGTATTTCTGTAATTTTGCAAAGGAGCGTGGTTGGTCAATGGACCATCCAATGATGACGTATGCTGTTGGACTTATTAATGCGCAACTTAAAATTGATGTTTTGTCTTATGAGGAGAAGCGCTACAATGATATTAGTTTACTTTGCAAGTGGATTGCTAGGGAAACATCAGATAAGTTTGGTTGGATGTACTCAGAATTTGCTATAGGTTACTTCAGTAACTATTTGGTAACTGCCAAGAATCCAGAGTCAAAGCGAAAGGCTATAAATAAGGCTAAGATGGATTATCGCAAGTTGATTGCAAATATAAATCGCGCGCTAGATACAATTCAGATTAAGCAGTGTTCTGGTGAATGGGCATCTATAAATTTTGATAAAACTACTTCTATCACCTTTAGTAAGCAAAGGAAGGCCTTTTTGAATGTTAAGAATGATGGAACACAAAGATTTGACTGCGCAGACCGAATCAAGTGTTCAGAAAATTTTAAGGAACATGTAGCAAAGGCTGTTAATGGGGAAAAGGAAATCAAAGGCAAACGTTGCGCCATGAATTCTTTTACAAAGCAGGCTCTTGCTCTATTAAGACAACCTAAAACAAATGAAATGCAAACGGAGATTGACCTTCTAAACTCGCAATGGCGAAATAATGCAAGTCAAAACAGAGCGTTAGAAAATTTTATTCCAATGGTTGATGTTTCTGGTTCTATGGAACAAAATGATTCTTCTAACCCATTGCATGTAGCAGTTGCACTAGGTTATCGCATAGCAGAAAAATCAACTCTTGGAAAACGCATAATAACTTTTAGTGCGGCACCAACCTGGATAAATTTGGATGAGTGCACTGGCTTTCTTAATGCAGTTGAAGTTATTAGTAGCGCGCCATGGGGCATGAACACAAATTTTTATTCCGCGTTAAACATGATTCTTGACTCTTGTATAGAACAAAAGTTATCTGCGGATGACGTAGAAAAAATGGTTTTAGTTGTTTTATCAGATATGCAAATTGACTCGGCATCAAACGAAAATATTGGTTCGCTCTACGACGTTATGGAGGAGAAATACTCTGACGCGGGCATAAGAGCCGTTGGCGAACCATATAAGCCACCGCATATTTTGTTTTGGAATCTTCGTTCAACAAATGGGTTTCCTTCTTTATCTGGGCAAAAGAATGTCTCAATGTTATCTGGGTTTAGTCCAGTATTATTGAATTTGTTTTGTGAAAAGGGTATGGATTCAATGCATTCCTGTACTCCTTGGGCAATTTTGATTGAATGTTTGAATAATTCTCGATATTCCAGACTAGAAA